AAATGCTACTCTAGCTTCATCGCCTAAATCATCAGTTAATTCTGCTCTAATTGCATTTCTAAGTCCTTCGACATCATCGAATTGATAAAATTTACCAGATCCAGGGACTGTTTTAGCAATATATTGACCACCGTAGAGATCTCCCATGTGCCTAACATATAGGTGTGCTTTTACTAAGTGTTTACGTTCTGGATCATTGATTAAATCTAAAACATAACGGTTATAATCTAATGTTTCTGGTAACCACGCATAATGGGTATCTTTATCAGCTAATTCAGCAAAATCTTGATAAATGCCCGGCATTCTTTCAACACCAGGTAAATTATCAAAGAAACCTTGAATCCTACATCCAAATTCAACTGGACCATAACATGCAATCATTTGATATAAGTAACTTGTATATAGTTCTTTAGATATTTTACTAGTTAGTAAAAGTTTAGCAAAGTTAGTTTTCTCTGCTTCTGTGTGTAAATCTTTAGTAATATCTTTTAAACTCATTTTAAGTCCTCTTCAAGTTTAATTTGTAATGGAAAGTTGTTTTTTCTAGCATAACTTGTTGCTTCTACTGCCTTAGCTTCAGCAATTTCAAATGTATACGTACCAGCTAACCCTGAACCAGTATTATGAACAAGCATAGTTATATCAATTGCAGATTCTATACTATGTTTAAATATGTCAACCAATATATCCTCAACAAAGTCAACTGGAGTAACATCATCATTTAATAATACAACTTTCCACAAGGATGGTTCAGCAATTTTAGTTTTAATTTTTTCTTTTAATTCAATTTCTGAATTTGACATGATATAATTCTCTATTTAGGTAATGATGTTTGTGTATCACTTAATGTAGTAATATTTATTTTTTTAGAATTTGATTCATCTGGAATAAGTTTTTCTAATCTAACAACTAGTATTCCGTCTTTAATAGTTGCGCTTCTAACATCTACATTTGCTGCAAGTGTAAAAGTTCTATTAAAAGTTCTAGTTGATATACCTTTATGTAAATATAAAATCGGTAAATCTTCTTTTGATTGTTCTCCATCGATAATTAATTTACCATCTTTGAACTCAATCCCTATATTATCTGCATTAAAACCAGCAACTGCTAATTCCACTGCATAATGCATCTCATCCAACTTTACTATATTATATGGAGGGTATGCACCTTCTGCTCTTGTTGTATTAAAATATAATTCGTTAAAAATTTGATCAAACCCAATTGAATATCGATGCAAGGTGGGTATGCTAAAACTAGTTGTGGTATTAGACATTTAAAAAATCCTCATTAAAATGTGCGGGTGGAAAACTAACCACCCGCATTGCAGTTAATTATTCAACTTCATTAAATTCAGCATCAATAGTTTCACCTTTTTGTGCAGTTTCAGTTGCTTTCGCCTGCTCTGCTTCTTGTTTTTTAGTGAAAATTGGACTTGCTGCTTCAAAAAGTTTTTGAACTGCATCTGTGATTTTTTCTACATCATCACCGCTAATTGTTTCATCTATAACTGAAATTGCTGTTTCAAATGCCGTTACTTCTTCAGAAGATAACTTATCTTTATATTCTTCAAAGTCTTTTTGAAGAGTATGACGTTGTGATTCAGCTGTGTTTTTAGCTTCGATTAATGCTCTAGCTGCTTTATCAGATTCAGCATTTTCTTCAGCTTCTTTAATCATACGTTGAATTTCTTCATCTGTCAAACCGCTATCTGCTTTAATGGTGATATTATTTTCTTTGCCAGTATTTTTATCTTTGGCACTAACATTTAAAATACCGTTGGCGTCAACATCTAATGTGACTTCAATTTGTGGTACACCACGTGCAGCTGGTGCAATACCTTCTAAATTAAATTCACCAAGTAATTTATTATATTTAAATAAATCACGCTCACCTTGTGCCACTTTAATAGTTACAGCTGGTTGATTATCTTCTGCAGTAGAAAATGTTTGGCTATGTTTAGTTGGGATAGTTGTATTTTTACTAATTAAATTAGTAAACACACCACCCATTGTTTCAATACCTAAACTTAATGGAATAACATCTAATAACAATACATCATTTTTTTCACCAGATAAAACTGCGCCTTGAATTGCAGCACCAGCAGCAACTGCTTCGTCTGGATTTACATCTTTTCGTGGTGCTTGTTTAAAGAACTCTTCCACTACTTCTTGAATTTTAGGGATACGTGTTGAACCACCAACAAAAATAACGTCATCAATGTCAGTAATTTTTAATTTAGCATCTTTCAACGCTACTTTACATGGTTCAATAATTCTTGATAATAAACCATCAATTAAAGATTCAAATTTACTACGAGAAATAGTTACATTTAGATGTTTAGGACCAGACGCATCAGCAGTAATATATGGTAAATTAATTACAGTTTGTGTAGCACTTGAAAGTTCAATTTTTGCTTTTTCAGCTGCATCCTTAATACGTTGAAGTGCCATAACATCTTTAGTTAAATCAACACCAGTTTCTTTGATAAATTCTTGATTTGCGTATTCAATAATGGCATGATCGAAATCAGCACCACCTAATAATGAATCACCTGATGTAGATAACACCTCAAATTGATGTTCACCTTCAACATTTGCAATTTCAATAACTGAAACATCATGTGTACCACCGCCACAGTCTACAATTACAACTTTTCGGTCTGATTTAGATTGTTTATCTAAACCAAATGCCAAAGAACTTGCTGTTGGTTCATTGATAATTCTATCAACAGTTAATCCAGCAATTTTACCAGCATCTTTAGTTGCTTGTCTTTGTGAATCATTAAAATAAGCAGGTACTGTGATTACAGCATTGGTAACTTCATACCCTAAATAATCCTCTGCAGTTTTTTTCATTTTTCTTAGAATTTCAGCAGAAACTTGTTGTGGTGATAATTGTTTACCATCAATTTCTACCCATGCATCACCATTTTCAGCTTCGATTATTTTATATGGAAGAGTTTTAATGCTTTTTTGTACATCAGCATCTTTAAATTTACGACCAATTAATCGTTTTACTTCAAAGACTGTGTGTTCGGGATTTGTTACTGCTTGACGTTTAGCGGCAGAACCAACTAAAATCTCGTTACCAGTGTATGTAACCATACTAGGAGTTGTGCGTGCACCTTCAGAATTTTCAATTACTTTATAAGTGCCGTTTTCATATACCGCAACACAAGAGTTTACGGTGCCCAAGTCTATACCAATAGTAGTTTTTTTACTCATTTTATTTTCTCCTTTTAATTAAGCAAGTATTGTGGACAACATGTCCTTATATCAAACCCGTTCGGCATTTAATATATTTTATTTATCATTTTTATTAAAAACAGTAGACCATTTTTGCAATTTTACTATTTTAGCAGCAGCAGCTTCATTAACTTTATTTTTGTCAATGACGTTGTTTTCTTCTAGTAATAGTATAAGTGCTTTAAGGTCACCAATTTCTTCTTCAAGATGTTCCCTATTAGTTTCACCTTGCCAAGAAGTATCAATGCCAAATCTGAATATTTTACTGATGGCTTGAATTATTTCAGAGCATTCCTCAATTGTAATACTCAAAATCTCGTGGATCTGTCTATCCATGTTTATTCCTATCGTTTTGAAAAAGGTGTTATTCTATCACCGTTATCTGTGATTGAATATCTAAGTGTATTGCATACTTGTTGAACACCTATTGCTTGTGCAATAGCATCTTCTAATGCATCATGTGCTGTAACTTTTGGAAGATTAGGAGATATACCAAGATCATAAATTGTTCGACAATCTCTAACTTGCCAGTACTTCCATGGTGGAAGTTTATTTAATCTCTTAAAAACAGTTTCACATATTACTATATCGAACCCAGAACCGTTAGACCAAACTTGTTTAGCACCCCAGCAGAATTTATATAGTTGATCAAATGCATCAGCAATATCGATGCGATTTTCTTCACTAAATGCTTCGTCTTGTGCTTCTTGAGATTGTTTAGCCCACCATTCAAGGGTACTATCGCTTATAGATAAATTTAAATCATTTTCTAGCGATATTCTAGCATAAAATTTATCCATTTGTGGATTTGTTAATTCATCTTCAAATGGGTCAAATTTTACTGCACCTATTGATAAAATAGCCGCATCTGTATCTGTGGATAAAGTTTCGAGATCGATCATTATCGCTGTTTTTGCCATAGTTGTATACTCTAATTAAAAATTAAAGTATACAACTATATGAAGCAAATGTCAACGTTTTTTTGGTGGGAGAGAGTCTTTTTCTACTCTCTTACGATTTCGTGACTTAGCAGCACCAGCTGCTTGTTTACGTTTAGTGGTAGGCTTAGTATAAAAAAGACCATCCTTGAAGTCTTCTAATTTTCCAGATTCACCAGTTATTTTTTTAAATCGTCTAAGTAATTGGTTTATATTTTCATCTGGTTTAGCATATACTCCAGTTCTAATCATCCTCATCTAAATCCTCATCTATATCTAAATTATTATCAGCACGTATCTGTTCAGCCAGCCAATCTAAATTATAAATTCTATTTTTAGAAATTAAATCAAATGGAGTAGATTCATCAGATGTGATGTAATATGAATTAGGTTGTGCTAATATAAACGATATAAATTGTCTTGTGACCATATCACAATTATCAACATCAATTATAATAACATCTACTTGGAAAGCCGTACTTAGTACCCAACTTATATCATATTCATCATTTTCATAAATGAAGACGTTAATACTTTCAAATCCATTACTTAAAATAGTTTGAAATTGTTGTTTAACATGCATTGACGGTGCAATTAATAGATAACTAACATTCATATTAAATAATCTATCAGGTGGTGATACTAGTGTAATCTTTCCTAAATTCATAAACCCTTCTTGTTAAATTATTGTTAGTGAAACTTTTTGTATTCCACTAATACCTATTTTGGCTGCTGCTGATTTAGATAAATCAATTAATCTATGTTTAGCATATGGGCCTCTATCATTAATAACTACCTCAACTGACTTCTTATTTTTCAAATTAGTTACTAATACCTTAGTCCCAAATGGTAAACTACGGTGTGCAGCAGTTAATTTATGTGGACTAAAAATTTCACCATTAGCAGTTTTTGGTTTTCTTTTATAACGAGGGCCTGATTCATACCCGTACCAACTAGCAATTCCTATATTATTTATCTTCTTGGACTTACTTTCATTAGATGATTTATTGAAATGTGTAGAACTCGCTACACGACTGATTTTAATTGTATATTTCTGCGCTGAAAATACCGTGTTAGGCGTTATTAAAAAAACGCTAAAAGCGGTACACAACGCAATTTTTTTAAATTGCGATAACATATTGTATCTCCTTTCACTTGGTGTAGTTTATACCGCAAACTACATTACATTATGGAGAGAAGTAACACGAGGCTCATGGAACCCTTATTTTCGTGATTTCTCATCCTCCAGTGGCAGCAAATGTGTAACTGCACTTTTGGCGAGATGGCTCCCTATTTTCCGGTTTCTTATTGCCATTCTCGCAGGAATATCGTAATGAGTAAAACCGATATCCCTAACCTAGATTCTTTCGAATCATTAAGTATTTAGTAAAAACATTACTAATAATAGCAATATTATACTAAAAATAATAGTTTTTGTCAACTAATTTGCAAAAACTTTACTTGCACCGTTAGTTATTTTAGCACCGCATTCATAAGTATCATCCACTCTACCAATTTTTTTACCATTGGCAAACACATTACCTGAAAATTTATTTATTATAGGTGTTAGTTTAGGTGTATGTGTAACACAGGATATACCATCATTATGCGCAGTAACTGTATCATCTTCCCTAACTACTGCTTCATTTTCTGCAAATACATTAGGTGATGCAGTGTCAGTGGTGGTGGAAGTTTTTGAATCGTTACACTTATCACCACCTATAGCACCGTGTACAGTATCCACAGCATCACCATGTCTAGCTACAGCAGGCATTATAGTATCAACCCAGTAGTTGATCTTGTGTATTGCGTGGCTGATTCTTTATCAGATGGTTCTAATACAACAATAGTTGCTCTCATTATTTTAACATCACGATCTGGATCAACGGTAAACAAATAAGGCACCATGCCTATTCCATTATTTGCTGCAGTTAATACTCTTGGTTTATTAACTTTTAAAAAATCGTCACGTTCTTCAACTAAGGAAGCAATTAATTCTTCTCCTGATGTTAGTTTTATTGTAACTACATCACCAGGACTTACGCCTTTATCTATTAACATTATTTTACCTCGTCTGTATTGTATGTTTGAAAGAATATATCTTTTTGCACTGGGCCATAGTCATCAGTACCATGCCTTACAATGTAATGCTCACCTTTCGAGTAAGTTAAGTCACCCCAGTTAGAATGTATTACACCATCATGATCTGCTAATTTAGCATATTTAATTATTTTTTTAGGTGTAGCAGTACCGTCACCATTATCATCATACTTATCATAGAATGACTCTGGTGGTACAGGGTACTGTTCACCTTGTGGGCCAGTTATAATTTTATGACCACGTTCATAATCTCTAGGACCTTCTAAAGTTTCAATAGTGCCTGGTTTATGTGCAGTTTCAAAGCTAATAGGATTACCTAATTTGAACGTTTTGAAACTACCGTGTTTGAACCATTTATCATTAATTCCTT